TTGCTGATGGAAAGATTGCTGCCGAGGCGCTGGCGAAGGATATTCGCGCAAAGCTGGCATGGATTAACGAGCACTGGTTTAACAATGGAGGCGATTACAAGTTTCTGTTTTCTGATATGCAGCAGGTCATTAGCAAGCCAATGGATGATTTCCAGCTTGTCGTTACATCGCGCATAGCTGTGCACAAGGCAGCGGAATCAGCAAAAGAAGAGGCATTGCGAGCAAAGATGCAGGCCGAGGAAGAAGCCAAAGCCAGGGCGAAGGTAGAAGCAGAGACAGATAAGCTTGCAAAAGTGGTAGGTGCCGGCAAGTGCATGGAAATTCTTGATTCTTTTAAGCCGATGGCAGAACCTCGGATAGAACACAAGCCGTTCATGTCTGTCCGTGACCGCATTATCCTAGCAGTTTCAAACGAGTTTTTAACCACACCAAAAGATGCGGAACAGTTGATTTCTGCTGAATTTCAATCAATGAAGGAGGTAGTATAAATGTCAAACGATTTAAACCAGTGTCAATTTATAGGCAGATTGGGGTCTGATCCAGAAACACGCTTTATGCCAAATGGCAAGGCTGTCACTAGTTTCAGCATTGCAGTCGGTAGCCAGTGGAAAAGCAAGGACGGCGAAAAACAAGAATCTACCGAATGGGTTAATATTACCGCATTCGATAAGCTTGGAGAAATCTGCGGCGAGTGGCTAAAAAAAGGCAGTCAGGTATTCATCAGCGGAAAGATGAAAACTGACAAGTTCGAAAAAGACGGGGTGACTAAATACAGCACAAAGATCATTGCTGACTATATGCAAATGCTCGGCGGCAAGCGCGAAGAGTCTGGCGAAGCTGCTCCAAGTAGTTCAAATGCGGCTCCAAGTAGTGCCAAAACGAATAATGGCAGAGCGCCCTCAAACTTCAATAACTTTGATGATGATATTCCGCTTTAGCTTGCTGCTGCTCTTGCTCTATCCGAGCGTAGCAACAACTTCGACCATTCCAGCCTACCACTATATTGGCGAGCCTAACGAAATAGTGGCTTGCAGGTATGACGTAGAGAATAACAATTGTTCGCCAGTTGTTTTAAGCAAAGCGAGAATTATTAAAAGGAGAATTAAATGAGTAACTGTAAAGATGATTTTTTGAAAGCAACAAATGGATTGGATATTTTATGCGCTATAATTAAAAAAGAGAGTTATTACCTAAATGATAATGAAAGATTAGTTGCCAAACTTCCAGTCGGATTTACAAAAAACGAATTATCCTTATTTTTATCGTCTATAGATTATAACTACGATAGCGGCTATGGAGGACAAGAGGTATTTGGAACTATATGGTACAAAGATGGAACATGGTCGGAACGTGGTGAGTATGATGGTTCTGAATGGTGGGAACACCAAGCATGTCCAGAGATACCAGAGTCACTAAATAATATGCCCAACGTAGAGTTAACCGGCTCGCTTTAGCGAGTCCGGGTTGAGCGACGTGTTTTTGGCATGGCATAAGGGCTAGGGGGTTTTATGGATAAGATCGGTGACAGGCACGGAAGACTAACAATTCTGTCTTTTACGGCATTAAAAGGTAGGAAGAGATGCTTGTTTAAGTGTGATTGTGGCGAGCAAATAACGATGCGACTAGATAGTGCAAAAAGTAAAAGCTATCCATCTTGCGGATGCTGGGGAAAAATAATACGCAAAGAGAAAGCCGTAGATAGATTTGATTTTATGCCTTATATGGGTTATAGGTTTGGGCGTTTAATTGTTACTGGTATTGATTCCTGCATTAGCAGAAAGAAAAGTATCTCAAGGCTTGTGTGCCTTTGCGATTGTGGTGCGCAAGTTGTTGTTAGAGGGTATCAACTTAAATCTGGCATTACAAAATCTTGCGGTTGTATACAGAAAGAATGGGCATCATCCGACAGGATGAAAGAGATTAATACAACACACGCTAATTCTGTCATCGGCACGATTGGAAGAGGGCAAACATCAATATACGCATCTTGGTTGAAGCTTAAGGATTTATGCGTTAAAGACAGGGGACATTCTTCCGAAAGGGTGTGCCATAAGTATGATCCAAGATGGGATAACTTTGAAGAATTTTTAAGCGATTTTGGGCAAATACGAAACGATCAAACAATTAGCCGGTATGACAACAAAAGGCCGTGGTCTAAAGAAAATTGCTTTGTCAATATCGGCAAGCGGGGCACCACCCCTAACGCAAAGGTAATGGTCGCGCCCCACGAAAGGAAATGACATGTATATACATGAAGAAATACAGCGAGCAGTTTTGCCACTCCTTGAAAAGTACGACCTTGAACTGATCGACTTGATCGGAGAATTGAATATGGCAGCATGGAAGCTATCAGTTTTGAGCAAGGCAGGACTTGATAGATTGATAGTTGAATTAGAGGCGCACAACGTAGAGTTGAGCGGCGATGTTCGGCACAGGCACGAAATTATTGCAGATTTGGTGACTGCAAGAAAGCGGATTTATGACATGGAGAAAGTAGTCGAGGCAGCCAGATGTATCCGGCATTGGCACGATAATGGAACTGATGGAATGGTTGTTAGCAGGAGTCATGTATTTGCGCTTTGGGAGGCGCTGAAAAATTTGGATGAACCACCCAACGTAGAGTTAACCGGCTCGCCAGAAGCGGGCGAGTCCGAGTTGAACGATGGGTTAGCTGACGCTATCAAATGTTGCGAACATGGATTTATTGGTATGGATGCAAGTTTTATATTTGAGCCTGAAATCGGATGCCACCCTATTGTAACCGTGCGTTTTGCACTTAATAACTGGGAAAGCCGTGATGCGTTTGTGAAATACTTTGCGAATGGCTGCACAACGTGAAATAGATGTTGCATAAATTGGAGAATTGAAATGACATTAGCAGAATTATATTTAGAAGCAGCACGAGTTGCGAAGATGATTGAAGGTACTAATTTAAGGGTGGGGGATTGTTTTAAACTCGATGGCGAGCCTTTTAAGGGTTATTACATAAACTTTGATTCATCACCTGACCGATATGAAGCTTGCCTAGCCATTGTTGAAGGAAAGCCAGTGTTCATGGGTGACTATATGTATCACCCAGCCTATGTATCAGCGCAAAGAATTGATGAGTTTGCTATACCTAGTGAATGGTCATGGAATCCACCCAAGCCAAAGACAATAATGGTTGAACTCTTAGTTGAAGATGTCCAGTATGTTATTGGTGAAGTATTTAATAGTCAGCATGTAAAACGGATTGAACACGCTTGTCGAAAAGCCTTGGGAGAATTGAAATGAGTGAAGATGAATTGAGAGAGCAATTTGAGACGTGGTGGATTAGTGGCGAAGTTAAATTACCAGTCCTAGTATCAGAACATTCTATGTTTTTTGCCGATCAAGCATGGCTTGCCTGCGCCAAGATCAAAGACGCTGAGATTGCGGGATTAACAAAGCAACGTAACGCATATAAAACTGCTGATGATGCACGAAACAAATTAATCGACTGGAAAGTTGAAACTGGGGTTAAAGAAAAAACAAAAGAATTAAATTCATTGTCTAGTGAGCGCGATGCAAATGCAATCCTAACGGAAGAGATAGAACAACTCAACACTGAGGTTGCAGGATGGAAGTGTAGCTGGCAAGAAAGTACAGACAGGGAAATAGAACTAAACAAAGAGATTGAACGGTTACAAAATTTACTGACGCATAACGTAGTGAGGTGAGTGAAATGGACATTAAACAGATGGCAATCGAGGCAGGTTTGATAAGCGGCAATGACCTTGAGGCTACTTATTCAGATTGGGAGAAAGAATTAAACCTCTTCGCTGAAAAGCTTATAGCTGCCTATCATGCTGAGTGGATGGCAGAGCCTGTCGGGTATGTTTGCAAGAGTGAAAATTACACGGAGTCCCTTATAAGTGACAATGCTAAGTTATGGGGCGTCTACACGATACCACTCTACGCACAACCAAAGGAAGTGAAATGAGCCTAACAACAGAAAATTTTGAACAGATTTTACTTCGTGGATTGCAAGGTAACTTGCAAGACCAGCTATATAAAAAACTGGTGGAAGAAAGAATGAATGCGCTTCGTGCAGAAGTTGAGCAGACTACCAGAGCAGAGATTGAGAAATACACAATTAAGTCTATTGAAACGCTAAGAAATCACATACAGTGTATTGATGAAGTGAAAGTGCTATTTGTATATAAGGAAATGAAATGAGCGGAGATCAGGAAAGAGATGCACCAAGGCAACACCCAAAAGGAACTAATATGAATAAAGAACAAGCACTGCGCATCGTGAAATTATTGTCGGCACTTGAAGCCGCAGGACTAATGCGTACCCCACTACTACCTGATTATTTGTATAAGCAGATTAGTGATGTGGTTGTAGAGTTAAGTAAGGAGATTTTGAAATGAGTGAAGAACTTAAAGAACTCGAAGAACTAAAACAAAAAATAAACGAAGTGTGGATGCTTGCATATCCAGAATCAATGGTAGAAACAGGTAAGGAGAAGCTGAGAATTTTTAACCTCTTCCAAGACCTAAGAGACACCCGATGGAACTACCGTGTTTTGCATAAAACCTATAACGAAATGGATAAGGAAAGAAATGAAGGAAGAAAAGAAACAACGTGAGGTATCGCAGTTTGTAGACTGCCGTACCTGTCAATACTACCAAACGATGCGTGGTCGTTGTCATGCTGTAGTTCAGTGTGTACTAGCTAATCAGTATAAAGGCAAAGATTTTATTCAATTATGGAGTGTACCTAAATTATGATATTTAAAAACGAGAATGCTAAGAATCTTTTTGACACAATTATGAATACGAACCTAACAGAGTTTGATACTAAGTCTTTCCCTGATTTTTCACAAAATGAAGTAAAGAATATGATATTTAGAATGCAGAGAGAAGGATTGGTATTTAAAATTGGGAAAGAGCTGCTGCCGAGAGGTAAAGGTGCAGTTAAATCCATTTATTCTTTAGATAAAAACCGCGTATTTAAACCACAAATAAAGATAGAAATACCCACGGACATGATTGGGATAAGATCAGCTTTCCCAGAGTTGTTTAAAGCGCCTGGTAAAGGTCAGATTTATTCTATTTATTGAGAGATATATGAAAATACTTATTGCATGTGAATACTCAGGAAGGGTACGCGAATCATTTAGAAAGTTAGGGCATGATGTTACATCAGCGGATTTTGAGCCATCTGAGGATAGCAGCCCGTTTCACTATCAAGGTGACTGCTTTGACCTGATAAATGACCAGCATTTTGACTTAATGGTTGCACATCCCCCATGCACGTACTTAACAGTGTCCGCTAACAAATGGCTTAAAGATCAGCCAGAGAGAAAATCAGGTACTCTTGTAGGGCAAGCAAGACGAGATGCAATGGAAGATTCTATAGCGTTTTTTATGCGGCTATACAATGCGCCTATTGCTAAAATTGCTATTGAGAATCCGATAGGAGTTATTAGCAGTCGATTTAGAAAGCCAGACCAAGTATTACAACCCTGGATGTTTGGACATGGTGAAACGAAGGCAACCTGTCTATGGTTAAAAGGTCTTGATAAATTAGAACCTACCGATATAGTTCCTGGTAGAGATCAAAGATTACATAAACTTTCACCTGGACCAAACCGATGGAAGGAGCGCAGTAGAACCTACCAAGGAATAGCTAATGCAATGGCAGATCAGTGGAGCTAATCCTTCACAAACTGAATTAGTCTAGAGCATTGCAACGTATCCATCATGGCTTCGGAGTAGAAAGCAGCACATCCAGTTCTGGCTGTAGCCGCAGAGTCTTTAAGAGTTCGGGCGGTATCTTCTGCTTCTCCGGGCAAACTACTGGCGCCACTTCCTGCCACTCGCACACTCGCTTCCCGTGGCATAGCTCCAGACTCGCGCATCCGTCTAATAATATCAGCAAGCCTGTTACGGTCAGCAGCGTAATCATTTGATGCTTTATCCAATTTTGCTTGTTGCTCTGCTTCAATTCTTGATTTCTCAATCTTAGCCTTCGATAATTGGTCATTGATAGAATCCTTGTATTCTTTGTGCTCGGTTTCGGCGGAATGCAATTGCCATCCAAATATACATGTAATTGTCAGCAAACAGATAATAATTGTAGCGCACCCGTAGTTTTTAATCTCGGCTAGGAACATCTTCGTGTTGCCTTTCCTATTCGTCTAGTCGGTTCACCAACTCGTACCCTTGGTCGCCACATTGCGCAGCGAGTCATCCCACAATCAACACATGCCCTACAGGTTATGACATTCTTTTTGTCAATATCGTAGCGATGTGTAATAGTCACTTTATTAAAGCTAAAGAGGTGTGATAGCGAATGAATTAACCTGTGTATGAATATCATGCTGCACCTTTGTTGCTCACACTGTCGAAAGCATAGCCAGTAGTAATCGCTGCGAGAATTGAATTAACGCTTGTAATATCTAATGAACCCTTTTCAAGATACGACCACATCAAAGAAGGGTTAAGTAAATCTCCAAGGCCGGACGTGCAAGAGAACCACGCTGAACCAATTAGCAGGAGAAATGCTGCTGTACTCTTGCCTTGCTGATCGCCAAAGTAATAACCAAAAATATTTCCGCGAATGCGTTTGGTTTTTTTCATTTTTAACCAATGTGCTGTAGCGCCAATCATTTGAAAAGCAAACACAGACAGGAAAGAATACAGATTTATTTCGTTCATTTAGGTTTGCTCCATAACATGTTTTGAAAATGAGCAGCTTCATAAAACCCCCACTTTTTATTACCATACCATTTAAGCCCCATAGCCTCGCCTATAGCCCCAGCGCGTTGATAGTTAGGATGCTCTGAATCACCAACATATTTACCATTAAAAATAACTCCAATGTCCCACGCCTCGGAAGCTGGCTTGCCGTTAGATAGAACTGCGTTATGGGCTGACTGTCCGAAATGCGCCCTTGATGCACCAGAGTTAAACGCAGCTTCTTGATCTGCTTCACCTCGGTCAGTGCAGACAATAAAAACTCCAAGGTTTTCAGTATCGCACTGCTTTTTAAATAATAGCCACTTGGCCTGCATTAATGGGCTAAGTTTTGATATATCGCGGCTCATAACTTGCCTATCACTTTCTCGCACTTCGATTGTAAAACTGACACATGAGTTTCGGTTGCTCGGATACGATTATATATCTCACCAAGTCCTCTAATCTGCTCAGTGTGTGCTAATTGGATAGCCTTAATAGTGATAATCTCACCCGTTAAATCTTTGTCGATCTTGAGCATTGTGGAATTCAAGTCAAGAACAGTGGCATTAAGTTTGTCGAACTGTTGCAAAATTCTATAAAGAAAGAATGCGACAAGTGTAAATAATGCAGGCACAAGCCATCCGGCAGTTGCGGATTCAAGAGCGTTTAAGATCATGATTTCACCCCTAGTCTTGGGTCGTCGGGTGCGCCGAATAACGCTTCGGAATTACTTAAGTTCAATACAGAGAGGATCATTGCTTACTCCTAATAGTTTTGCTTCTTGTGGGATTAAACCAATCTGTTGCAGTGCTTTAAACGAAAAAGGATTGCTCATCGCATTGTGCAGCTTTGCTGGACTTGGACGCCCTGTAGCAATAATCTCAGCTTGAATCTCTTTTGCCACAACTGCGGTAAACTCGTTAGCTGCGTTGACTTCATACATCTGTTCATCGGTATAACCTTGTATGCGAGTAGGTTCTACAATAGCGTATAACTCAGCAAGTATGCGTTTAATCATTTCGATCTCTTCTCGGCACTGCGCGAAGTTTTCTACTGCTTCCTCGTGAAAGGATTCGTCCTCCAAGATTTCAGCCTCAATTCTTAATATCACATGAAGAAGTCCACCTATTTCTTTTAGATGTTTTAGTTCTTCAATCTTGGCTTGATATTTAAGTTTTCCTACCTGTTCTAATTTAGCTGCACGAATGCGTCCTTTTAGAAATCCATTGAGCGTTTGAATCTTAGCCCATGCTGTCTCGCCTTGAACTTGATAGCGATAATTAAACTCAGAATTTAATTTACTCATGATGAGTATCCTGCCGCAGCTAGTGAGGCCCTAACTGTACCAACACCTGTTACGTCTGCTGAAACAACTCCTGTATTTGAAACTAAGTTAGTAAGTGAGACGATGGTGCTTGCATTGAATCCATAGCCGAAGATGGCTTTATCACCACCATATCCTGCTGCAGCTAGTTGAGTCCTGCCTGTACCAACACCTGTTACGTCTGCTGAAACAACTCCTGTGTTTGAAACTAAGTTAGTCATTGAGACGTAGGTGGAGGTTCCAACGAGTCCATAGCCGAAGATGGCTTTATCACCACCATATCCTGCTGCAGCCGGTGCGCCCCTAGCTGTACCAACACCTGTTACGTCTGCTGAAACAACTCCTGTGTTTGAAACTAAGTTAGTCATTGACAGGGCGGGGCCAGTGGTTCCATAACCAAAAATGGCTTTATCCCCGCCATATCCTGCTGCAGCCAGTGTGTTCCTAGCTGTACCAACACCTGTTACGTCTGCTGAAACAACTCCTGTGTTTGAAACTAAGTTAGTAAGTGAGAGGGAGACTCCATTTGCTCCATAGCCGAAGATGGCTTTATCACCACCATATCCTGCTGCAGCCAGTGCGCCCCTAGCTGTACCAACACCTGTTACGTCTGCTGAAACAACTCCTGTGCTTGAAACTAAGTTAGCCACTGAGAAGTAGGTGCTTCCAGTGTACCCGTAACTGAAAATGGCTTTATCACCACCATATCTTGCTGCAGCTATATCGCTCCTAGCTGTACCAACACCTGTTACGTCTGCTGAAACAACTCCTAGGCTTGAAACTAAGTTAGTCATTGAGAAGTAGCCTGCATTGTACCCGTAACCGAAAATGGCTTTGGCACCGGCAGGCGCTGATGAGGCTAAAAATAAACAAATAGCCCCAACTATCATTTCGTATCCTTAACAAGGCTGCACGTCGCCCGTGACGCAGACTCAACATAATACATAAATACATCAACCGCACCGACTGTTGCCGTTAATGTTGGTACTGCGCCTCCGGCAAACTTCCAAAAAGCGTTGTAAGCCAGCGTCCGTGCCGCCGCGCCCTGCGTAATTACAATCACACCAGACTGCCCCGCAACTGCATTTGTCGGCGCGGCCAGTGTCGTGTTCTCACTCGTGGTATGGGTCAAGTTATTTGCTAAAGAAAGATCAATGGCAATTGAAGCCGCAGATGATGTTAGTGCGACTGGCGTACCGCGCTGTGCCTTCGTGAAACTATTCACAGTCGCCAGAAAAGTCGCTTTGAGATTCGCCCAAGAAAGGCTCTTTATAACTCCGGCAGCAGCACTGTCAGAAATACCAATGAGATCAGCATCAACGGGGGTAGCCTTAACTGTAGCTGCAACCACATTGGTTGCGTAATTTGCCTGAGCCAGAGTAGCTTTCTCAGTATCAAGTTCATTAAGAGCTGCTTGAACCGTGGTCGCGGCTATATTACCTGCGGGTGTATTTACAACGTCGGCAGCTTGAATAAATACTGCCTCAATAAGAGCGCCGGTGGAATTGATGCGCAGGATTCTTAATTGAGATCCAGAAAGTGTTGGGAATTTATTGAACCCGGCTTCGATAGCAGCGAATTCAGAACGGGCTGAAGCAGAGTCACCATTGGCGCTATAGCCGGGATAACCTGAATTGACATAAAAGGAATTGCTCATGCGTTCTCCATCTGCGGGATTGCGCTGTCATCACGACAGGGCTTTTTATTGATTGTAGTTAAATTTTAATAACTTGCAACAATTTACTTCGTTATATCATACTAGGATTAACCAACTTGTAAATAGGAGCAAATCATGGGCGAATTAAGCAAAGTATTGCTATTTCTATTTTGGGGCTTTTCCGCCATATCCTTTATTGGAACAATAATCTGGCAAATAATCATGGCTGTATTCTACTAACCTTGTCGTAATGCTCGTTGAAGTTCTGCATAATCATGGTTATTCGTTCCTCAATACGTTTGACCACTTCTTTCTTACCTCCTTGTTCAATCAGCTTGCGCTTATCTGAGCGTAGCTTCCTAAGTTCTTTATCAACATTTTTTGCCTCGCTTATCATGCGATATTCACGGTTCTCAAGCTTGAACTTATCTATAGGCAGCCTGTCTTTCATGCGGCCTTCAAGACCAGCTTCAACCTCTTGAACATGGGCAAGGTTTGAGTAAAACTTTCCGCTCTGGCCGGCTTGTGAGTTTGCATCACCATAGAATCGGCCAAGAATAGGGCGTTTATACAATGGCAGGTCTTCACCTGTAAATAATGATACGATAGCCTGCTCAACCTTTGAGCCTTCGCGCCACACACCGCCACCCAACTGACCACCAAGGTAATCAATCTGATCCGCCGTAGGACTTAACCCACCTCGCGTGTATTTGTCGCCAAATGTAAGCGTATTAATTCCTTCGGCAATCAACTTCCCAAGCTTTGTGGATGTGTCTTTATTATTTAAGAACCCAGGCTCAGTTTTATTGAAGCTAACATTTGCAATTGGCCTATTGTTCCAGTCTTTGTTTGAAGACAGTGCCTCAAGCGGATCGAGTGCCGTAGGAGTAATTGTTTGCATTGAAAATCCAGTGCTGCCAAGCGGGTTAAATGTATTAACTATGGTTGATAGCATATTTACTACAGTTTTCCCTGTGTTTTTGAACCCGCCAATTGCCCATTGGGTTGGAATGCGACCCATGTTTGGTAGCACGCTAAAACCTAGAGGCATAGGGATAGAGATATATTTCTTATTGCCAGTTGGGATAATCAAGCTTTTCTCTCGCACAAACTCTGGCGGCTCATCATCATCAAACCCAGCGGCAGCAAGCATTACAGCCTGCATTGCGCCTAGCAGTATCCCGCCATAAACAACTTTCTTGCCGGTTGAATTAAGGCGCAGCGTCTTAATATCGCCCTTGTCCATATCGAATATAGTCTGCCCGATACGCGCAGTACCTTGAACGGCAGCATTAAAGAATGCGAATAACGCACCAGCTTGTTGGCCTACAGCTCCCTTCCTATTAAAATTTATAGTTATGTTCTTAGCCAAGCTTGCAGCTTCTGCTTTTGTCAGGCCATTATCAATAGCTACCTTGTAAACAGAAAGGCGTGTTGCACCTTCTAGCGTCTGGTTATAGTCAGATAGCCAATCAAATATCGGTGCTGCCAAGTCTTGGGCAACAGTCATCGGAACTTTAAGAGCGCCACCAGCAGTGAATACTTTACCCCATTTACTCTTAACCCAATTATGCGGATCAAGTTCATGCTCAATAGCTTTTGCCCTGTCTGCGCTATTAGCAAACATATCACGGTAGCCGGTCATGCCGCCCTCATCCTGCAACTCTTCCCATAATTTTGCATTGGCAGCATTGTTTTTTGTGGAAAACATATTTAATACTGGGGCTAACCTACTTTCCTTCCCCTTTGTCGCCAGTCTAGATGAAAGATAAATTCCCTTGATCATTTCTGGAATCTGTTTCGCAACTTCCGCCTTATGGTCTTTTAGTGGCGTATTGTCCAGGTTGATCAACATGTCCTGAATATCGCGGGTAATATTTGTCAGCCCAAATACAGGGTTATATTGCGTATTCACTGACGCGAAGTAGCGGGTGATAGTAGCTGACACAGCGAGCACTCCATTTAGACCGGCAGCATCAAGGTTTTTCATTGCCTCGGCCATGCGCATAGCGCGTTCATCATGCTCGTTAAATATCACTGCCTTTTCAACTACCTTGCCTTTTACAACCACTTTTGCCGTGATTACATTAGGCATGTTTTTATACATGTTGTTTATGTGGTCTTCGACAAGTCCAGTTTTTTCATTGAATACTTGCTCTGGCAAGTTCTTAGTTGTCCAGAAATCAGCATTTGGATTAAGCTCTACCAGCTCAACAAGTGCTTTAGACACCGCATTCTTTTCGCCGCGAGTAATCGCCTTCTCGCGCTGCAAGGCAATGTTTGCCAGAATATCTACGACTTTTGCAGTCGAACCTGTACGGTGCTTTACTTCCTTGCCTTTGATTGAAAACCCTTGCCCAACACCCATACCGCCATCGTGATCCTCGCGCATCAACGGTACATAGTGATCAAACATTCCCGCCCAACCATCAGCCTGGGCTTGCGACACAAGGCCATATTCAACATAGAGTTTACGGGTTTTTTCAAGAATAGCATCAACGCGCTTTGCAACACCTTCAAGCCGATTCTTTTGTTCTGCGCTGAGTGATTTAAAATAATCCTTTGCTTGCTGGTCAGTCATACCAGAGCCGCCATCCTGTATATCTGGATTGCGGTCAGCAATAAGCATATTTGCTTCTTCAGCGTGTCGTGCGTGAAGGTACTGGTCAATATCCGCAACACTTATTTTGCGCATTCTCATTTCATCAATGAGTGGCTTAAGTTCTGTTTTTGCGAAGTCTTCAGTGCGCTTGGCAGCTCTGCCGTGGAATAATTCCTCTTTGTCGTAAGGGTTTGAATCCGCATCAATCAGGCCAACATTTTTAATCTCTTCGACAATACGCTTCATATCAACGTGCTTGTCTTGCAGCTTGTAGATTAAATTATCAAGCTGTGTTGGCTCTGGTGCTTCCCATGATGGATTGTTTGCAATTGAATTTTGATTGCTTAACAGCGACTGTTGCGCCTTAGAGAACATTACTGCCCCACTGCGGCCAAGAATATTAGAGTCGTCACCAGTCTTTGCAGACCCACCAGTTGCTCTAGTCCAATATACACCCTCTTGATCTGTTCCCGCTGTAACCCTAGATACAGCATGAATCCTTGCTAGTAGAGTGCGTAATTGAATACCAGTTACATCTGTCATGCGTGTCCAGCTTGTGCCATCGCCATACTTCGCAACAGCGCCGTCCTTATCAGTAGCAAGTTCAGCCCAACCCTTTGACTCCATGTAAGCAAATAAGGACGAACCTTCTTTTGCTCCATGAATTAGAAGTTCACCGCTCTGTGAAATAGTGACAGTTAGGAATGGGTCTTTTGTCTTAATTCCGTCAGCAATAAATAGCATTGTGCGCTCATAAGGGGAGTTAGTATTTTCATACTCTTCCTTTGTGAGGATGTTGCCTGTTGCAACATTGTTATACTGGAATTTTACAGCGTAGCTTTTGATATGACCAAGTGGAGAATCAACATGATGTTCCCAAACTAGATGAGCATCATCATCTAGTCGTTCAATGGGGGTAAGCCCTTCCTTATCCGCGATTGATCGCGCAATTCTATCCGACGTTTTTCGCAGGGATTCCACCGTCGCAGATTCCTCTGCGCTGTAGTTGTGCCCAAGGAATCCGCTGGCGGCAAGTCCACTATGCCACGCCGTCTCAAGAACTCTAAAGTTTTCATAATCTGATTTTCCTCCGTAAAGCTTTACGAGTCGACCTATCCTATCACGTTTTTTCTTCTCTTCTCTAGTTAATTCCTCACCAGATTCAACTTTATCATTAAGAAACTCCCAGTCAATTTTATCTTGCTTGCTGAACAGCGGCATACCTTCGTTGATTACTTTGGCGCGTAGCTCTGGGGTGATGGTAACTATTTGCTGTGTCTGGTTTTGGTATGCGCTGCCATCCTTGTCATTACTCGCGCCGACAGTATCCGATGCAATACTCTCAACCTTGCCTCCGCCAACCTTCTTCAATACCTCATTGGCAGCTTGTGGCACGATTTGGTCGTAGAAGGCTTTCATACCTTCGCCGCCAACTTTAAGGTCAAGCATAGTGTAATGTTTAATATCGCCGTTATTGATAGATTGCGCATCTTCAATAATTCTATTTGCCAATTCTTTTCCAACAACACCCTCTAATTCTTCTGGCTTAAATTCTCCGGCAAGTTCTCTCTCACCATCAATTTTTGTATATGTAATGCCAAAAGTTCCAGATTCCCATTTCTTTGCGGATACACCTTTTACCTGCTTACTCAAGTTATAATGCCCCGCATTCTGCTCACCATTAGCCCATGCGATTACCTCATGGCCGTTCTCTACTGCGTGGGAAATAGCCTTCTTTAGGGCGAGTGATAGCCATGATTTTGTGTCGTTTACAAAAGGGGCGGATGGGACACCTGGCGTATTTGCTGTTGACGACACACCAGCTTTGGTCAGTTTAATAAGCTCATCTAGTCGCGCATATTCTGCTTGTGTTAATTGAGGGCCTGATGTTGCGCGACGATTTAATGCGGACATTTCCTCCTTCATTGCATCAAGCTCTGACTTGTCTGCTGTCTTGGAAAACCCTTCCTTCTTGCCCTTCTGCCCCCAGTCAGATTGAATTTCCTGAATGAACATAACCTTACGGCCTTGCGCATCAGTGCGAGTATCGAAGCGTAGGTGGGCTAGGATGTTTGGGGTGTCGTAGTGGGACGAGCTAAATGTATTAGGACGCTGCTCGTTTCCAGTATTGGGGCGGTCTTTTTGCGCATTAAATACACGATTAATATGCGCTTCCTGCTCTTTGGTTAAGTCGCTATGCCAGCCAGAATAACCAAGTGATTTTGCAACGCCATCCACTGTTAGGCCGTTAATTTGCTTTTCATTTATAGGCAACGTAATCAGCAACTCTCTGTAGTCAGAGCCGCCGGGTACAACGTAGGTGGCGAATTTTGGTACGCCATCTATTGACGATTCAGCCTCTCCAATTGTGGACATATAAATGTCAATAGAATCTTTTCTGCTGGTGCCTTGGGTAGAGAATACAGGCACATTATTATGCAAAACCACAATATCAAGCCCTGTTGCATAATCGTATCCAGGCAATTGCCGTCTTTGCTGTTCATCCAGATTGCGGTATTCAGTTGTGGTTAATTCTTTGCGTAGGTCACGCCCAAGCATCACATCCTTAACCTGAACCCCATTAGCATCAAGGTATGCCAGAACATCATCCTTCGATACCTTGCCCTGCATGTTCAGCCAGTCGCCAATGCCCGTCCAGAATAGCTCGTCCTTCTTGATACCATTCTTTGCTGCATTAGACTCAAGCCATGCTGCTACCTGCTTGCCATTGCTAAAAATCTTCTCAGGTGCATCGCGCATTACTTTACGCAATTGGCTGTAAAACTGTGATTGAGTATCCGCCTTGTACGTTCCTTCACGGTTAGCCTTGCCAAGTGTGCTAGGCGCACTTCTGGTCGCGCTCATTGCCATGGCTACAATATCAGTAGTCGAGAATGGCATATTGAAGCCAAGCTTGCGTAAAGCCTGTTTAAACCATGCAATGATTTTCTGTGAGATTGTTAGCTCTGGATGTTTTTCAATCAAGTAACCTGCTGCCTCTTCGGTTACAAGGTGAGATGCGGTATCTTTCGGAACACGGTTAAATGCCGCAATAACTTTTATACTCCCATCTTCCTTGAGTTTTTCAAGCTGCTTTAATATAGCCTGAAATTCTTTATCAGAGCGGCCAAGTTGCAGCGCATGTAAGCCTATCTCATGGCCGATCAAGCCTTTGATATTGTCATCGGTTGAACTGATATTGTCAGCGACAAGGTAGGTGTGCCCATCTTTAACGAACGCGAGAATGCGCCCGTCTTTAGAGTAGTGAATATCTGAATTGCTTGGGTCGAATTGCCCGTTGTTATCTGTGGCTGATTTAATCTGTGTAACCTTCCCAACAGTTACATATACAGTTGATGTAGGCAAGTCCTCATCGTTTACATTGTCATAAACATTACGAACAACAAGCCCATCATAACCTCTTCTACCTGCGATGTTTGATATGTTATCTATTGTCTTTCGTCCACCCTCAAAAGGAACTCTCATCCATTCCTCACCACCAGCATCAATTTCAAGTGGGTTAGACATTTTTAGATAAATACCTTGCACAGTTGGATTATCTCCGCCGCTACTGCCTCCATCAAGACTATATGTTGTTGCAACATCCTTACTGTCAGTGAAAAAACTTGTTTGTATTGATGAGATTGATATGCCACCTCTAGTGCTTCCATGATAAACAACCAGTGGATTACCATCAGCATCTACTACCTTGCTATCACCAAACCACTTCTTAAACTCTGGCGTATCAGTCTGCGATTCCTTGCTAAACTTCGCGCCATCACCTAAATGCTGCTCAATATCCTTGCTCTCAATCAGCGAGAATTTGCCTGTAGCCAGTAGCTTATCGGTGAAGTTTTTAGTGCCTGAAAAAGCTTTGTCGATCGCCTGCTTGATTGTGGATAGGGTGAATGGGTTGCTTGCTTTTGTTTCTGATTGGGAATAAAGCGCTATACCTTTGTCTGTTTCTTCAGTTTTTAGCGTAGAAAATAGCTTCTCAAACAATGGATTAATCTTCTCCATATCTACTTTGCGCGGGTACGGATAAGGCTCTGCATTCAGCCCAACATCCTTTGCCATACCGTTTAAAATGTCGTGAGACTCTTCGCTGATAATATTTGCCAAGTAATCGCTTGACTCGCCATTTTTTGCAGCCTTATCAACAAGGTAAGCTTCAAATGCACGGGCGGATAACTCAATGTCGGTTGACCAATAATCCTTTGATCTGCGCTTATCCAGCTTATGAGCGTCAACAAAATAACTTGAGCCACGAATTGCTCGCATTACATCGCCAAAGGCTTGAGCAACTTCCTGTCTAACCTCGCCAATTGCCTCGGTACCAAGCTTCCTTCTGTTGGTCATAAAGCTATCGTTGCCGCCACTACTCTTCCCAAAGTAGTTATCCATTGCATGGAACCATTCATGCCCAAGGCTTCCCGCGCCATTTGCTTTAGTTAGGTTAATGACAATATCACCAGCCTCATAATGTGCTGCCGCAGCGCCTCTGCCACCTGAGCCACGAGCGCCAAAAGCCAATCCTAGTGAACCGTTTAATGAAATTGCACGAGTAGGGATTCCGATTAAATTAGCAAGATCAAGCAACGCATCAAAAGCATTATTCAAATCTTTGACACGGCGGACTTGCTCAACATAGTTGCCAAACTGCACACCACGGAAACCAAATTCTGCTGCGAATTTCTCCGGTGTAACATCTTCGCCAAGTCGATAGTCCTTGCCTATGCGTGGATTATTTGTGCTGCGTCTTTCTGGCGCAACCTCTTTTTTCTTTGCAAGCAATTCTAGCAACTCTGCTTCATGCTCTGCTTGGTATGCTCTTGCCTCAGCAAATGATTTAAAGCCGCCTTTAAGGTCAATGTATTTATTAGAGGCTACTTTCTTGCCTATAATGAAATCACCCGCTGTTGTTCTGTAGCGATCAAGGGTAACGCTTCTTCCAGTTTTTTTAGGCTTAACCTCAAGTTTTGCGCGTAACGCATTAACGGCATCATCATAACTATCATAAAATGACACGCGACCATTTGGATCAGCCATGCCTATCCTTTTAGCCTTTTCAGTCATGTTTTCATTTAGCTCTGTCCATCCGCTAGATATTCTGTAGCCTTTGGCAGAAGAAAAGGTTGGATAGCCAAGCTGCTCATAAAGTAATGCGGCCTCGGCAATATTTGTACCACGCAGATTTTTAAGTTGCTCAAGCACATTATCCGCATTATTCTTGCCGGTGATTATGTCGTTTGCAAATTCACGCAATGTTGTAAGCTCAGAAACCCATCGGCTCACCTTGTATGATTTGAACGGCTTGCTTCCAATAGAGTCGCGCATTGCCTTAACAATAGCCAACGCTTTAATACTTACGCCACTAGCAATAAGGTTTTCATAGTCAGGCTCAGGGAAGTTTTTAGCCAGCGTTATATCAGCAGGGTCGTCCGGCAATTGGTCTGACATTGCCTTTTGATATGTTTTCCAGAGGTCTTTTTTAGCGCCTTCCAACTTTTCACCAAAGTCTGAAATTTGAGATGGATTCTCTTCTGGCTTTAATACCGCATCAACAGCCGCAGTTTCACCAGCATCAGCCAGTTCTTTCAATGCAGCAGCTTGGTCGCCAGTAACTTGTCCACTGGCTTGCGCTTTGGTTACTTCGAGTTTTTTTGCTTTGGCTTCGTCATTTTTTGCAGGATTCTCACGATTGCTATTAATCAATGAGTCCTGCGGGTTGAATAAGTCAACCTGATCAGCCGTGACATTCTTAGATGGCGCTTCTTTTTCTGCTTTAGCTTTTGCTTTTGCGGCATCAGCTTCCTGCTTTGCTACTTGAGCATTGGTTTGGCTAGTTAGCGCGAAGCTACTATTTCCTGCTCCGTCTTCTCTATGAACGCTATCAGGTATTTCCTCTGCTCTTGCAGTGACATTCCCTTCATCGCCTCTGTCCGTGCGTCCTTCCTCTTCTTGAGCCTCGCTAACGTCTCTTTCTCCTGTGCGGAGTCCAGCAGCTTTTCTTGCTTTCTTGTCTGCATCGAGGTTGCTATCTGCATCTTTGTATGAATTGCCTGTCCCATAACTGAAACCTGTCCCTTTCTTGTGTTGCTCAACCTCATTAAGGTCTTTGTAAGTGTATCCGCCATCAAATAAAACCTTTTGCGCCTGTTTCATTGCCGCATTCAGGTCTTCTAGTGAGTCAGATTGTGCAATAAATTCATCACCGCTTTGATGGTATACCCGTACACTTGGGTAATCAATAGCTGCATCCTTTAATGCGGATGCCATTGCGATAATCAAGCTATCACCGGCAGTATGCCCAAGCGTATCATTAACGGTTTTCATGCCATCAATATCGGCAGATGCAGCAAATTTACTCTTTACAGATTCGTCATGCGCAAGCCTGTTTGGAAGTCCAGTTAATGGACTGGTGTATTTTATTTTATCCAGTTCTTTGTCAAGTGCATCAGCCTCAGCAATGATCTGCTCTTTGGTCATTAGCCTTCTATCAATTTTGCGCTTCTCTAACTTAGGGGCAGCATGAGCATCATCACGCCTCTCGCCACCCCTTACTTGCCCTGAGCTTTCCGCTGTGTCTGTAGCGCTAACTTCTTCATTACTAGCTCGCGCATTTTCTCCCGTTTCTCCGGCGGAAACTGATTGATCGCTTCCTCGAATGCTTTCTGCTTTTGTGAGTTTTTCATAATCTAATTGCTCCTGTGCCAAGCTTGTTTCACGCTTAAATGCGATTATAAGCTCAGAGTTAATTTGTCTTTGCGACTTTCCTTCTATACCTACAATGCCATTGTAAATCGCTGATACACGCACCGCGCCAACCATATCCTCGGCAGCAACCATTGCCGCATCAAGTCTTTCATGGTCTTCATTCGAAAGGGTATCTTCCTCTGTTTTTATTTCCTGTTCAATAGCGTTAAGCTGTTTTTCGCGCTCGGCTGAAATATCCAATAGATAGTTAATGAAGCGATGGCCTTTTGCTGGTATCTCTTTACCAGCAAGCGCGGCATTAACGAATTGATGCGCCTCATGCTCTGACACATTCTTATCTGGGCGACTGCCCCATATAGCGCGTTCATCAAGGGGCAGCCACTTAGTACGGCTTGCAGCTTCGCCATCAGCGCCACGTATTAGCTTGCCGCCAATCTCAGCCCATCCGAATTCAGCCTTCATTTCTTTCAGCGCTGCACGATGACCGTCATTGCTCATACGCTCATCGGTAACGGCTTTCGTGCGGCTCTGTGGTGCGGCCTTTGATGCTTGCGCATTATCGACTGCAACTTGTATCTCTGGCGTCGCTACACTAGCAGCAGCTTTGCGCCTAGCTTGATACTCACCCTCTGCTTTGGCAAGTCTATCCATTTCAGCATTTGCCGCATCACCTTCAAGCATATCAAGATTTGATATACGAGAGTCTTTAATCGCGTGGTCAATGGTTTTGTAGCGCGTATCGCCTTGGGCACCATTGTCGTTATACATTGTTACTTGATAGCTATGTCCGCCATCTGTTGCAGGATGAACAGCATAAGTTAAGCCGTTCTTGCCTTTAAATACCGGCATTTCACCTGAGTCAAGTTTCCCTTTAACAACCTTAGAAACCGCCTTATCTAAAGCTTGTGACGCATCATAAATTCCATCTAGGTCATTTTCTGCATCAGCCTTATTTAGATTTTCACGTAGCTGTTTAACACTTACATCAGCGGCAGACTGTCCTGCAACTGATCCTGCATCAACGCTCTCTGCGCTACTAGGTTCGCTCTGCTGTCCGGCAACCACCCCGCCACCCACAACAGTATCTCCATTTCCGGCAACTGCATTTCTAGCGCCAACTCCATTGACGGGTAATACCACACCACTGACGGACTGTACTGCGCCGTTATCGGGATTAGTGGCTCTGGCATTAAGGGCATCGTATTCGCCTTCCTTGAACTTAAATACATTCTTGCCGTCCTTATTGATAATGCCTTTTTCGGTGACTCGGTTGCCAGGCATGGCGGATTTTTTCTCGGCAACATTCAGACGATCAAAGCTAGGCTGAACTACTTTTGGCGCCGGCGCTTCTTCTGTAACTGGCGCTGCTAGTGCTGGCGCTGCCATAGCTTGAGCGACCTGCTCATCCTTTTGACGGATAGCCTCGAACATCGCAAGCTTTTCATCGCTTTGCTGTTTTTTAAGCGCTTCGTATTGTCTTAACTCAAGCTCCTTGCGCTGTTGATTAACGTCAGCTCTCTCTGTTGCAGCAAATTCTGCTAGTTCATTTACAGAGCCATAGCCTGTTTGAAAGTTAAGTAATCCGCCTTGTTGTGTCGACTGAATTTGTTTTTTCTTTGTTACGGGTATATTTACCCCATTGGCAGCGGCAGATATGGCTTGATCAACCGTTTCTGACTGGCTAATGTTTTGCACTACGTCTGCTGTGATGTTATCGTTTCCCTCACTGGCCTCACGTTTTGTTGTAGCTGCGTGGTATGACTGCCCAATTGCTGTTGGAGCACCCATAATTCCGCCGATAAGCGCAGACTCAGGGACTTGATCCATTAACCCAACTGTTTTATCTCCAACCACATAACGCTTAGACGCGTTTTGACCAAGCTGGGTAAACGCCTCCCCACTAGCTTCTGCTATATGCTGAACAGCCCCAGCTCCAACTACTACCATTGTTTTCTTAATAGCATTTGAGATAACACTTCCAACCTGATCCTTTGGAACGCGCTTTATAACTTCATCTAAAGCACCAAAAGGGAGCATTTCTCCAAGAACCTCAAACCCACCATTGATGATTGAGTCGTGCATTGATGTTTTTTGGTTAATCCCTTTCTCAAGATCATCTTGATAATTTCCCGATGCAGAAGTAACCCCCATAAATCCAAGGTATGCGGAACGTAATTTTGGAATAAATCCAGCAGCCGTTGACGCGACCAGTTGTGGGGACTGCATTGATGCTTGAGCAGCTATCCAGCTACCCCATTCGTCGGCACCTCTTAAATCATCTAGCTTTTTATTAACTATCTCAGGGGTATAGTCCTTTGACATTTGATCAAGGTCTTTTGCAATCTGAAACCTTGGTGTTGGCTTAAGCGAATTAAATCCAAACAAGTTTAAAAAAGGATCAATGCCGTACTGCTTTATTGCATCATTTACAAGCTGCGGAGAGTCTGCCACGCCAGCCGCAAGATTTGCTGTGCCAGACTCAAAAGCGGATAAATTTGGATTCGACTCATTGAAAGCATGATGTTTTGCTTTTGGCTTTTCATTGTAACGCTGACGATCTGCATAGTTATGATTACCCAACTCCTGTACCGACTGCGCTTCCGGTGATAGGTCGCTACGCCCATCAAGGCGCTTTGTTATCTCATCTAAATCATCAGCGGCAGAATTATTAGACTGCTTCACTCCACCCTTGTCTTGAGGCTTTTGTGGATTAAAGTAAGCGTTATCTACTTCTTGGTTTGTTGCGCGAGCAAGCAAGCCAGGCTCAATGCCAACCTTGCTTAATGGCTGCTCTGGATTTGATTCTGGCTGAGATTCGTTACTCTTAGCAACATCTGGGAATTTTGAAAGAATAAGCGACTGTATTTCACTGCGCGGCATGTCATCAGGAAAGTCAACATTAACGCCATCCGGCATTGTAATTACAGGCATATTATCTCCATCTACGGGAATTTATCGTTATCTCAACGATGATTTAAGAGCATATTATTACACGACTACTTCACGCCTGATTGTAGTCAAATGCTATATTTTTGCAATAATTAAGTTCACTTTTTAAAGTAATCAGAAGCAAGTATTGCGGTCTTATCTTTACTTGGCATTGAGCTTTTCGCACCTCTATCTGGGAATGCCAGCTCAACAGCCTTATTAATTTCTTCTTCAGAGTGATAGCCTGTTGCAGCCATCTTGCCGCGCAGGTCATCACGTTTATCCTCCACACTCTTTCCTTTTGACGTATTAAGCATGTCATAAGCATTTTTTCGTCCACTTGCTGTATCAGGGAATACCCCACCTTTAATAAAATAATCTATTGTCTGAACAATAGCTGGCGCAGGGTTAGCCCTCCCATACAATGCCTTGCTATCTTGGTCAGCCTTTCTATCTGCTACGTCAACCTTTCTATCTGCTATGTCAACCTTCCTACCCTCTCGTAAATCCTTCATTCTATCACGATACTTTGAGGCCATTTCTGTCGCACCTAATTTGTCCGCAATACCACTCTTCGCCATGTATTGATCTTCTTCGCTCAAGCTATCAGTATCTTTAAGCTTGTCAAACTCAGCGTTCACAGCACTATCTTGCGCGGCTAATAATTGGCGCGTAGCTGCTGAATCAGAAGCTCTACTATCCCTTGCCCTGCCTTCCGCTTTAATCACAGAGTCCTCATTCAACTTATTGGCAAATATAGCTTTCGCTTCATCACGCTTATTGTCTGCATCCCGCTGTAAATTCACAAGGTCAGCTTTCTGCTTCATTTCATTTTCGTCAGTAATAGACTTGCTGAGGCCAGAAGATGTACCTTGAACCATACCAAGCAAGCCACTAATTATACCGCCACCAAGATCAGCCACGATTGCCCCCAATCTTTGACATAATTCCATTTACGAAAACATCAATCGCTTTATGCGCTTCAGAATCAGGCAAGTTTGTTTTGGTTGCCTGCTCAATGAATTCCATAATATTACCCGCAATCATAATACCTGCTGGCACAACAGCCTTTGGGTTCATCTTGAAATTACTTTGCCCAATTAATATCAAGATAACGTCTATCGCCATCGTTCCAGCAGCTTCCGCCGGTGATGTTTGCTTTAGCTTGTTTGAGAGATCAGCAATAAATTTATCGCGCAATCCCTCGGAATACATTACATGCTGGGCAGCAATAACAATTTTCTTAACCTGAATATCAAGCGAAGCTGCTTGAGTATTGGCTTGTTCTTCTGTTGTATTAGGTGCCTGCATTTGCGGCGCCTGCATTTGAGGCGCCTGAGCTGGCTGTGATGGTTGTTGCGCTAATAGTCCGTTCATATCAACCTCTTAGTTCTTAACAGTGTTTTTAAGTTTTGCACGAGTTGAGTGCCTTGCAATATCTTTGTCGATAGACTGCTCTTTAAGGTCGGACATTTGCTGTACTTCCTCTTTTCGCGCTTGGATATTATCTTGTGCAATACGCCAGTCCATGACGGCCTTTGCTGATATAGAGATACCTTGCAGCATTGCGGCAGAACCGGCATCAGAATTCATTAGGCGATCAAGTACGCCTCTTGATGAGTCGCCAAAATACCCATCTTTCCTAGCTTGATTCATTTCGCCCATGGTAAATTTTTGCTCACCACCTTTCATATATTCTTTTGCATCTTTTTCTGGCAATGTATCAGCATATGGCTTCATATCGCTATACCTTCCAGTTGCGCCAGCAACCTCTTGTTTTTCTTTTGGCGTTTCTGCTGCTAACAAACCATAATCACGACCACTTGGACTGTTATCTGTTTGGTTGTCACCAAAACTATAATAATTTTTATTTTGCTGATAACCCTCGTCATCTGATTCTTTATATTCTTCATTAGCCATTTCTATCCCCTTTGTTTATATTTAACACGCTGCGCCGCCTGAGCCGCCAATACTGCCGGTGACACGTAGTTTTCTTTATCAAAGCTAAAGTCTTTTAACCCAGCCGTTTTCCCTCTTGAGTTTGGATTAGTAACATTAGATGATGCGAGCGATTGAATTTGATTTTGGAATAATTCCTTGCGAGTTTTGTCATTCAACTCTTTTTGTCCAGCATAGGTTCCAGCAGTTTCACCAACGATATTCGCGCCTTTTTGAACCATGTCACTATCTGTTATAGTGGACGCGCCTTGCTGCGCAACAGAGCCAGCGGCACCAGCTATCATTCCTATCTTTGCGCCATCCTCAAATTTTCTTTGTTTTTCGGCTGCGCTTATGCCGCCCCTTATCCCGCCATTAATAGTTTGTGCAGCCAGTAATTCTGCGCTTAATCCTTTTTCTGGAACACCATCTATCATATGCCTATCAGGTGAATATTTACCTGTCTTGCCAATATCAAAACCGCTATTCACCAGACTGGTTAATCCGCCTTTAGCAGCGCCACCTAATGTTTTTCTTCCTACAGTTTCAGCATTATCACCACTGGCTAATGATAACAATCCACCTGAAGCAGCACCCCTCGCAGAAGCATTTGCGGCTTTCGCTGCTGTGCTAGTTCCTTTCGCAACTTCAATTCCATCAAGGCCACCAGTAAGCGCCCCGGTTAAAGCTCCGTTTGCAATATCGTCAGCTTTACTATTTGACATAGAAGCATTAAAACCAGCGCCAGCCGCAGCACCGGAAGCGATATTGGCATATGTTGCTGCATTGCCAGCACCAACACCCATGGAGGTTAGCTTCCCTGCTACATTAAACTTGTCAACAGCATCACCAGCAGTATTCCCACCAGCTACCGCAGCGCCAATATTTATGAGTGCAGATACACCTTTGTTTGCGCCAAGGTCAGTTGCGGCGTCACCGCTGCCACCATCATATTTGCTGTACGCATCAGCAGACATTTTTGATGCAAGAGCGACATTCCCAGATATGGCAGTGGCAAATATCTTTGCAGCAGTTACCCCTTTTTCTTGTGCTTCGGTCGTTTCTCTTGATAGCTTTTCGTCCCCAGTAATTTCTTGTACTCCATCACCAGAGCCACCAGTCCATCGACTATAAGCATCGGCATATGGTTTTGCACCCGCTAAAACAGAAGCGGTATACATTCTTCCTACGTTTGAAAATGCTTTGGTTGGGTCTGTCTTTACGTCTTGATAAGCAGAATCAACCTTTTCTCCCCACTTAGATAGCCCAGTTTTCCCGCGCTTCCACATATCGGCTGCATTAATATTTCTTGCGCCATCTACAGCGCTATCTCTTGTGTCTTGCCATGCGCGATTAGTTGAGTCACGACCATTTTTATAAACGTCATTGGCACTATTTGCACCATTTTTGTAAATATCATTCACGCCTTGGCCGAGGTTTGTAAAACCTTTTGATGGATCACGAACACCATCAATGAATGCGTTTGTAGAATGTTCAATCTGCTTTCCTGCAACTGACCCAGCATGTTCAAGGTCTTTGCCGGCACTGTCGGCAATTCGCGCAGCAGCCGATTCCGCTTCTTTACGCTTTTCATTCCAGTTATCTACTGTGCCAGTTATACTCCCACCCGGATCAGACCAAAAGCTCATAACGACTCCTTATGTTTGAGTTGGATCAACAAGTAGGCTCGCCAAGCTTTCGCCGGTAGAAGTTTTAAGCCCACCAATCTCGCCCAATATCTTCATAGTATCGGACATACCGCGATACAAGTTTTGAATGTCTGCGGTCTTCTCGGCTTCTGTACCCGTGCCATTTTGAACCTTTTGAATTTGTTCGAGGTATGTCATAAATGAAGATGCCGCTGACGCGCTAGACTGAACCAGCATCTTTGTATTCGCATCCATCCTAGAAACAAGCTCTTTAGTCTGGCGGTCAGCATTTGCAGTGTAATCAGTCAACGAAAACTTGTTTGCGCTCTCCGCGTTGAATTGCGTTGAATTATTTAACGACGCTGTATTAACCTGATTGATGTTATTTACTGACGCAGCGTCAGCCTGTGCAATTGGAGTTGCCGCATCCATCACCGCGCCTTGTGCTGCACCGACAGCCATTGACGAATTAAGCAATCCACGCGAGTTTGCCTGCATGTTTGCACGGTCAGCAGCACGTTGCATTAACGGGGAGTTTTGATCAATTATGTCATTAACCTGCCCTTTTACAGTGCCATCAACACCTTGGACAGTTTGTGCATTAGGCGCTTGATAAATGGTGCCAAGCATACCTGGTTGTGTTGGCGCTGGCGTTGCTACCGGAGCGGCATTATTAGTCGAATTGGTTACTGAAGCAGTTTGCATCCCTGTTGGCTTAGTCATTTCTGGCAAAAGCGATTTGGCTGGTGCCAATGGATCAAACTTCTTGTTTGCTTGATAATTTTGCATCTCTTTTGATGCGGTCATTTCTGGCTCAAGCGAGTTGGCTGGTGCCAATGGATCAAACTTCTTGTTTGCTTGATCATTTTGCATTCCTATTGGCTTAGTCATTTCTGACTCAAGCGGTTGGGTTGCTGTCAATGGTTCATTTGTTGCCATAATGCTCTCCTGTCGTCTCGACGGTGATTATCGTAATGCTCTGCGCTGACTATAATGAATGATCGCGCTGTTTACTGTGTACTCGTTAAAATAAGCTGATCCTGACCTTATTGTAATCGCAACATTCTCTGCTGTCCCGCTCATTTGGCACTCATTTGGCATAATTGTTTGGCCGTCCCAAGTGAAATTATCCCAAGTGAAATTATCCCAAGTAGGAAACTGAATATTATTCTCATAAGTCTGGCTGTTTGCCTGAGATATATCAGAAGACCCATAGCCAAGCTGATAAGAAAAATTGATTGCGCAATAGCCTGTTCCAGATATTTCAATCGCCGCCTTGCGATAACGCTTCAATATCCTTGCAGATGCAACTGAATGGAACTTTAGGGTGAAAAACGCATTAATTGCCTGCCCGTCAAAAGACGTCCCTTTGTCTAATTGATAAACAAAACCATCTGTCCCACAAAAAAACATTACATCTTCGCCAGTTGAAAACTTACCTTCCTCACAAGCATAAGCAGGAGTTGGAAAGTAAATCGGCATGGTTCCAACAAGATTGCCGTTGACGATAGTGATATACAAGGCAAAGCCATCATTAAAAAATAGCCTGTACTGACTTTTGCGCCTAGCTAATGTAGCGCAAGAGGCTTTAGTTCGATGCAGCTCTATGAATTTATTGATGTTGAAAGTAAGGGTGGATTGATCAAAGTTGCCATAATTCAACGAAGCCTTTAATGAAACAACCCCTCTATCATCCATCATGTAGGAATCTGATAGATTCTGAATCGTGTAATCAATCGCGCCAGACCCAGAGTTATATGCCACAAAGTTGAATAACTGCGGGTCTGTTCCATACAAGATAAACGTATTGTCTCTTGAGGTGACTAATAAAGCCGCTGTCGTGGATGATCCTGCCATTACCTTTAAACCAGTAACGTCTTCACCAGTGCCAATTTCCCCAGCGTATGATATTGCCTGCCAGTTATATGGAAGCCCCGGCGCGGAATACAGAATAGAAGCGCCCTGAGAAACAAATAATATATTCTTGTGAATAACAATATGTTTTGGCTTATCTACTACTGCACCTGTGTCTATTGGCACAAGTATATCGCCGTCAAATTCAAAAGATCTGTTTTTGTTATCGCATCCGTAAACTCGATTAGTTGCCGCACTACCATAAAAATTACCCGTACTAAATTCAAAATTCCCGCCAATAGCGAATGAAATCTGCACTTGAATTCCGGCCAGAGTAAGTGGATAAGCAAGTGACGTAGCGGCACCCGCCGCAAAATTGCCACCCGAAGGTGTGTCAATAATCAGCTTCCCTTGAGCGTTAGTTCCCCATGCGCCTTTTTGCAGTACAACGCGCTTAACCAAAGCCGTTACGCCACCTTGGGTTAAGGTATCCCCTTCCTTTGGAATCGCAGCAGCAGAAGTGCCGGAGGTGAAATAAACCTCTTTGTAATATGGCACATTAACCCATCCAGCAGCACTTGATTTGTAAAGATTAACTTGTGTTCCGCCGGCATTGGCACGGAAAGCATATAACGTATCTTTATATAGAACTGCGCCAAGCGCCGCGCCTGAACCTGGTACGGCAGTAATATTTGCACGATATACATTTGCTGCCAGTCCCAAATATGTCGAATTCTGAATTGCAGAAATGCCTTGTGTTGCGGCAATTGATGTACCAACAACATTAGCGCCGACTTTTATCACATTGCCAACGCCAAACACTCCAACGCGATTAGTGATTGCAATCCTATTGCCGCCGGTAACGCCGTCATATCCAACAACGACACCAGTTCCGCCTGTTGTTATATCTGTAATAACGTCACCGGACACAGGGATATAAGTAAACGCCCCAACAAAAACCGAATAATATATAGCACTTGACGGTGACAATCTCCCATCGAAACGCTCATACCCTCCAATACGCGAATAACCTCCTGTTGGACTGCACTCAAAATTAAGCGCATCCCTGACAACGCCAGAAGGTAATTCTTGTATTGGCGTATTTTGATCCCATCCACCTTTTAGCTGGATAACATCAAAACCTACCTTTGGCATTGAAATCATATAAAGCTACCGCCGCGAGAGATTGATGGTGCCTGATCAAATCTTATTTTATTCAGAATTTCCTTATAGCCCTTTTCTCCGCGTTGATAAACTTCAGACGCAGCTTCGAATGCGCCGTAACTCATCATCGCCCGGTACACAATCGCCATATGGAAACGTGAAGGCATATCAGGTGTATCAGTATCAAGTACAAGATCAACCGGATCTTTGTAATATTCACCGCTAACGGTATAAACTGCATCCGGCGAAAACCCAAGCAGCAAGTTTCTATTGGGCGCGATACTTACTTCAATAGGACGGGTATAAGTCGTATTTCTGGTTGAGAACAAATAAAAGTTACGGAAGTCCTCGTAGTTTTTAAAATCCAAAAGCATTTCATTACCTACGCCGGCAGACTTTAGATAAGCTCTGAATGAGTCCTCTTTCCAAATACCAAAGTCAGTCAAAAGAATATCAGTTTCTGCGTTATATTCTCCCTTCTGCGCAACCGTATCAAAGGTAACATTCTTGCGCATCCATTCCCAACCCTTATTATCTTCCTGAATCTCATGCCAAGATGTAGCAATCCAATTACACAATCGCGCCCATTCGCCAGTGGCAGAGACAACAGTGCTATCTGTTCCTGATGCCCCGCATTCATCACGGAGCGTTGTTACGAGCTTGATAAAATTCATGGATTACCTTAATGATGCTTTGATTGCATCAATTTTCTTTTCCATTTCCTCATCGGCATCTACTGCCAAATCAGTCAGGCGCAATAAAAAAGACTTACGTGCTTCAGCGAAACGCTCAACCGTATAAGCCAACTCGTAACCAAGGCCGACAGTATCAGCAGACTTAGCCTCATCAAGAATTCGCTCTAATTGCGAACTCTCGACTACATTCTTTTTGACCATAGGCGCTTCCATTGGCACAGCCTTTGGAAGTTCATAGCTGTCAATATTGCTAGACTCTTTCTTAGCCATGGTTTACCACGCGTTTTTGCATTGATGCTGAAACCAGCGGCTGCCAATCTGACCAGCAGGGTCATAGATAATGCTCAGTGGGTATTTAAGCGCAGGTATTTTGTCAATACGAGTCTGGTCAACGCCATCAGAATCTTTGTACTGAACGGTCTTAATCTTGTCTTCGCGCTTGATCAGAGAGTCAACGAATTTACGTTGCAGCTTGTATTCCTGACCGCGAGTCAATAAACGCTTCTCACCATTACAGCCAGCGGGAACTGGATTCTCAGCGTTTACATCGGTTGTCTCACCAACAACAACAGTGAGCATATCTTCCATAAATTTCAAATCTTTCACATATTCAGACACGACTGGCGAATCTAAACTTTCGCCTGTCACCATTGCCAAATCAGGACGCTCAACGTCTTTGATATTGGAAGATAAATCAATGGATGATTTGGCTGGGCCTTCAACGTCACTGGTTTGAATAGATGCTCGTTTGTTATTTGACATGGCTTTTGTTTCTCCTAAAATTCTGTCTTCTCGACATGAAGGGCGGTTGCCCTCGTATTGCCCAATTTCTTTACATCGGACAATACGGGGATAATCTCCCGTACTACTTTATTACACAGTTACCAAGCGGTCAGGCAGACATGCGATGTTCTTTATTGTTGAGCAAGTAATACCTGATGCTGTCCATGATGTTGTACCAGCGGTGAATGTTGCGCCTGTAGGCGAAACACGTACCAACTGATAAGCAACCGGGCAGAAGTCTTCGGGCAACGAAGGGAACTGAGGTGCAGAAATAAATGCACCAACAGTTGTCGTCACGCCAACTTCGGTAGGAACGATAGAGCCTTGGGCAATTTTCATTGCGCCGGCAGCATTTACGCCCCAAATTAAAACAGTTGCTTGGTTAGCAAGTACAGGCGCGAAAGCAGTGCCGGTCACTGCGTCAGTGGTAGGCGTAACGCCAGCGTTTGCACCCTGAATACCCAAAGGCGTACCAAAGGCACCGCGAATTGAGCAGCTAGTCGCCGCAGGCATTGTGTAAGTTGTAGTAGTTCCAGCAACAACACCAGCATTGATGTGGTTGAATGTAGTACCTGCATTAAGCATTTTATCCATGTGATTCTCCTAAATTTAAAATTATTGAACGGTTGCGGCAGGGTCAAATGCACCCAATGGGCTAACATAAACTGCGTTTGGAACAACAGTTGCGTCGCCCAATGCAGTTGTGCCGCCTACAAAGTTGCCAGTGCCAGTTGGGTTGATAATAGCAAAGCCAAGTATCGTGCGTGAAGATGGAACAACCGGCCATTTAACAGCAGCAAATGTTGAACCTTCAACTCCCATTGTCGTGTACGTTGTACCGTCAACACCAATTGAGAACACAAACACGTTGAACTTCGCATTAGTCACAGTGCCAACCAAAACAGGCATATCTACACCAGCAGCAACAGAGCGAAGAATGCCCTGTACTGACAAGTAGCAAATAGCGGCACCTGTTTTAACTTTGGTTGTCGTTGCACTAATAACCAGGCCGGCAGTAGATAAAGTCACACAACGAAGGCGCTCATAAATATCAGTAAACACCTTCATCAATGCGGTTGCTTCTGCCTTGTCAGACAGCGACAGGATTCGGCGTGATAGATTTTCCATATTTCTCTCCTTAAGCGAGGGGATTACTCCCCTCTAGTGATTAGGCTGACAGTGCGTTTGTTGCTACTTCATACACAGCCATCTGAAGGTTGTTCAGAATAACTGCATTGTAGTAGAACTTAGCGCCAACATAACCGCGTTGACCTTGTGGGTCGGCTTTGTCTTTCTGGCCTGGTGGCAAAGCAGTAATGTCTTTACCGCCAACATTCACGCCGATATGACCCCAAGCATCAGCAGAGCCGACGATTACTTGGTACACGTCCGAGTAAGTGCCAGTTGTTGACAACAGAGCAGGAACAGTGCCAGCAACAGCCGCGCCACCATCTTGAACTGCTACCAACTCAGGGCTAGAGATAAAGCGGAACTCTTCGCATGAACCGAACTCACCAGCTACAGCCTTGGTTGCAGAGCTGTATCTAGCAACAGGAACGAAGCCGGGCAAGTCACGCACGTCAGGGTGCAAGTCAGAAGAAATGAACACTGGGAAAGAACGCTCAACAGCACTTGTGCCATACATACCAGTAGCTTCGATACGCTGAACCATTTGGCTGATTGGCTCGGCATGGTTAGCCGCCAAAGAACGTGCAATCTTACGCAGGCCAATTAAGCTGATAACGCCGTTTACAGTGGCGCGAGAGCTACCAGTGCCGCCGTAAAACTTGTTAGTGCAACCTTTCAATACGCCAAACAGAGCCATTTCATGCACCAGACCAACACGCTCACCAGCCAATTCAGTCATTGCTTTTGGAATATCGTCTTCGTACAGTGAAAAAGTCTTATCTGTGTAGCCGTACAGTACGTTGTACTGATTCAGCGTTGCAGTAATGTCTTGCACGGTTACTGTTTCAGCATTAGAAGTAACGCCTTCAGCAGTCAGATGATCGTTTGCGTATGAGTTTGCACGGTCTCCAGCGCCATCTTGGAAGAAGCGGTTAGGCTGCGCAGCAGTGGAACCTTTGCTTAGGAAACGACGATATTTAACTGTATCGCCACTGTTTGCTTTGAAGTCGTCATTTTGACCAACAGTACCCAAAACAATCTTGGGCATTGCATGTTTAAGAATACGACCTTTGATGATACCGACACGTTGAGGTGTCAAACTATAGGATTGAATTGCCATGATTAATACTCCATTCTGTCTCTCGACATGATTTAATTAAAATTAACGTCTTGCCATTTCGGCTCTGTATGCGGCCTCTTCTTCGTCTGTCTCAGTCGATATTGCACGACCCTGAACACCACGCGGAATGATTGCCGACTCTAATGATTGCTTCTTCACTGCCTTTGGCTTGGTAGCTTCTTTAAACTCAGTTAGCTTGTCAGATATAAAATCAGCATCCCAACCGCTTATGAGTTGCTGCCTTACATCTTCCGGCTGACCATTTACCCACTGGCCGAACGCTGGATTTTTCCAGTTTACTCGTCCGTCCTGCATAGGCTCAAAAGCTGCCACCTCTCGCCAATCACGGTGATTACGGTTTAACGACCTTAGTTCTAATGCTCGCTCTTTTTGTTCAATTCGATCCTCCAATGCTTGTACCTTTGGATTAACGTATTGATCAACCTGCGCAGCATCAAAACCTTGACCTCCGCTGCCCATGACGTCATTCAGGTCTTCGGCAAGCATTTCAGCAATTTCAGGAAACTCCTGGCTTAATCGCTTCAACTTGTCCGGCGACAACGAACCAACACGTTGCTGCTGAAGTTGTTCAATAATGCGCTGTTGATCAGCAAGTCTGCTTCCAAAAGTACCATTGGTCGTGTCAAGTGATTTTTGTAGCTTTGGCAGCATCGCCAACGCAGAACCCAACTCTTCCTCTGTATAACCCTTAAAAATTTCCTTGCGCTCAACTACTGGTTCAATCACTTCAGGCTCTACTTGTGGCTCTGTCTCAGCTACCGGCGCTGGTGCGTCCTCGCTAAAGTCCTGTTGTGCCATCTCAGCTATATAAGCATCTTGCTCCGCCTTCTCTGCTACTTGTTCCGCGCTCATTTCTACAACTTCATTTCCCTCTTTGATACTCATTGACACTCCTTTTTCTTCAATTTTCACTAGCCTCTCGGTCAGTGATTGTTATAGCCGGATCGTTAAAACCCAGCAATTCTTTATAGGCTTCTATGCGCCCACGAAGACGGGCGGTGTCAAACTCGCTCAAGTCTCCGTCATTTCGTTTTCGTGCAACCTCAAGTCTTGACTCAAGATGCCCTGTTATTTTTTGCCACAAAGCAGAATCAAGCTCCTGATTGCTTAATTCAAAACTCATTGCTGAAACGCCTTACCATCCTCGGCGCGGCCACTCGGCTCAGTCGGCGGCGTCAATACCTGCTTTGAATGCCCGTCCATCATAGCAAGCTCTTTCTGTGTGCGAATTTTCATCGCAGTGTCAGCAAGCTTTGCCTTAACATCCTCAAGCTGCATTTTATTTTTATTCGCGTAATCCAGCATTGCAAGACGTTCACGCAGTTGCATCTCAGCCATACGCGCCTCGTAAGCATTCCGGTCACGATTTGCAATTGATTGGGTGTAAATCGTATCGCGGTCAGTGTCGTTCTGATCCATCTGCTCATCGTGATCAAGCTGCGCAACCATAATTTCCTGATCACTCTTAAGCTTTGCCGCAGAAAGCTTCTCAGCAGAAGCAGCACGAATCTGCGCGGCTTGAATCTGAGGTGCCGGCGCTGGCTGTTTCTGTGCGATGGCTTTCTTCTCTTCGTCATCCATATCAAACTTGGAAGGTTCAAAGCGCCATGCACGTAACAACTCGTCCTTTGCTTTCTTGGGTGACATTTCAAATGCAGGGTTAAGTGACATTTGCAGAATTTGATTAGCCTGAACAGCTTGAATCTCACGCTCGACAAGAGCAGTTGAGCCAATAGCTTCAATCTTCAAGTCGCCCTTTTCGTCATCTTCACCATGGATCAATAGCCAATCGTGATAGCGACGAATATGCGGCTCGGTAACGCACTCATCGAATACGCGAGAAATACGACGCAATAGTGCGGAAGAGTTTTTATGCAACAACTCCATACCGCCAACTGTATCAGGGGCAGATCCTTGTTGACCTTGAAGCAGGAATGAAACGCCTGTAGCATCCTCCATCATCTTGTAAGCAAGTTGGATAACGCCGTTGATTTCAGCCTGCATTGATGGTATGACAACAGATAAGAATGCGTCGGCCACGCTCTTAACGTCAGCCTCTTCAGTCGCAATCCAGATTTTCCCAGCTACTAATGCCCAACTTCCGTCGGCAGGTCGAACAGCAGATTGACGAACGATTATCTGAGGCGCAGAACTTAGTCCCATATTGCTCATCAGCGCACGAGCCGAAGCATTCAGCATATCTTGAGGTACACGGCCTTGACGTGAAATACCAACACCCCAAGGTGAGTCAGGGATGCGCTGCCAAGGCATAATGTCATACGGGAATTCACCGTTATCCAAAGGGTTCAAGAAACCCTTAACAACAGTGTCATTGATCATTACGATAACAGCAGGAACAGCATCGCGCTCTATGTTATCTTCTTTAACAAATTTTGGGTCACACGCTTCAAGGTCATCAATATTTATGTCGCCAAAGAAGTAGAACACCTCAAAGCGGTCATCATCCTTAGTTGTTCCGTCTTGCCAAATACCGCCCTCTTTATTCTTTTTGCCGGGGCCTTCCTTTAATACCTTGTCGATATTCTCAGACAGATAATCCGGCAACCCCTTCATATCACGCAATTGCCGCGCAGAAGCATAATCACGTTCGATTACATAGCCGCCATTCTGGATATTGTCACCACAATTTGAGTCAGGGAAGAAATTCCATGGACTAATACTCTTGCTTGACGGGACAATCTTCTCGCTGATTGCAAGCTGGCCGTTTAATACCACGCGGGATTTGCTTTTGCCCGGATACGCACCACGGATAATTCCAGTGCCAATCTTGGCAGAGCCATCAATAACCTTGCGCAGCTCAGAGTGATAACTACACTCTGTCAACCAGTCACGAATGCGTGTCTCGCCCTTCTTTACCTTTTTAGATGCGTCCGCAAGTTCAGCTTCCGCAAACTGCCCCATTGTGTAAGGCGACCCATCTGGATTTGCTTTAGGCTGACCACTTGCAGGATCAACAACTTGCTGTGTGCTTTTCTTAATTGATTCCAGCTCTGGGACAGGAGTTGGCTTAATGGCGAAGTTCCAGTCGCCAGCAGGCAACAGAATGTCGCCCATACGTGCAGACGCAGAGTCAACAAATTGCCGTGTGATATTAAAGAATGCAGTTGCGCGTCCGCCGGTCTGCTTTTTATCGCCACCGGATAGACCGCCTTCAGTTGACATTGATTTTGTAAAGACATTGCCTTGACGGTTTAGATCGTCAATGCCAAGGTAGTATTCTTCGTCTTCTTTCCAGATACGCTCGATTCCAGATTGCTTTCGAGCGTCAACAGCCTCATCGCGTTTCTTCGCAACGATAGTGCCAAGCGCATTGATACGCTCGGCTTTCTTTAATCTTTTGAGTTCAATTACCTGCCGAATTTCTTCTGGCAGGTCTTCAAACTTTGCTGATTGTGTAGCGGCTGCATTCACTATTTTTATCCTTCTGCGGGAGCCACAATTTGCATTGCGTTCAAGCGCGTTATCACAACGGGCTTGTGTCTGATTGTAGTCAGGTAAAATTAAAATGCAATAGATTAATCAACTATCTGCGCCCCATTTTCCTTGCCAGCCAGACACCACTAACAACCTCAATGATGCCGCCAAAGAAATTCCAAGCGTCTGTGCTAAATGAGCTAGTGCTAAACGAATTATCATCCACGCCATTTATCCCCAGAAGTTCCCGTACCTAATACCGTGGCACCATTCATCTTCTTAACATCAGCCTGCAAAGCTGTACCTGTAAATGTCAATGGGTTTGTCTTCGACTCCACCGCCGTTAGCTGCGCCGCCTGCCCTGCTGTTAATCCTGAGCCACTGGAATAAGGTATGGCGTGATCTGGTGACGGGAATATACTACCGCCGGTTGTGTCAATAATATCCTTGACCAAGCCAGTTGATGAACTGCGCCCGTACCCGCCTGTTATTGTCAAAGCCGCTACCGGACTAGAGGTATTCTTTATCTTAAATGAGGATACCAGGTAATTAGCGGTATCAGGGGAGCTGATAAAGTTACCTTGGTCAATAATACCAGCCGAAGTTGATAGCCAGTACGCTTGGTATGCGTATATCTGAGGCCATGTTACGCTGGCGGCTGTAATGTTCAATAGGAAGCTGGAATCAATAATCGACATTCCAGTAATCAAAGACCCATCGAGAGCATTTGTGTTGTATGTTGTATCTAGTGTCTGAGACGCCAGATAGGTTAAGTCTTTATTTGTGGACAATATCCCTACAGTTCCAATCGCCGCATCTACAAATTGATACGCAGTTGCGCCTGACACGTTCGCCAGCCGGATACGAATAGCACGAGATGCTGTGGCAGCAGCCGTATCTGTCCATGTAGCCGTAGTGCCTGCAACCACTGCGTTATAAAGTTCCGTTCCAGTTGTAGTGCTATACACTTGTACTCGACTACCTGCTACCAATCCGTTGACTGTGACAGACTGATACAAAACTACAGCGGGAACGAATGTCGTACCATCATCAGCCGTGAAAGTATCGAAACTCGCATGAGGTGTTACACCGTCAGCCCGTACTACTCTAACGCCCTTGGTCGCTGCACCTGTACCCCCGTAAGTAGCTCCGTTTACAGTCTTGAAGCTGGAACCGTTCTTTTGTACTAAGTCGTGATAGTTGAAGTTATTTAGTCCTCTGAAATATTGGAGCACCTGGGTTCCACTGAGCGCATCACCTGTGTCTGTGATGGTCAGGCTAAACACTTTACCATTCCATGTGACGGGAGTAGCGCCATGGTCTGTTAGTGTTGCGCCAGTGATTGTTGCAGCGCCGATACCGTTTGCGACTGGGTTTAGTCCAACTACATAAAGCTGGTCTTCGAGATTGCCATATAGCGAGACTGCGTTTGCCTCTCCTTGGTCGTAACCGTTCTCTTGTGCTTTCAGCGCCAAGAACCCACGATAGTCATAGCCGTCTGTGTAAATCCCATCCCCATTTGGGTCGCTCAGTATTTGTACGAGCTGATCTATATTGCCTGTAGTCGCCGCGCTTGATACCGCGCCGCCGTTGATTTGTTCGAACCTTACTTGTCTACCAGATGGTACGCCAGACGATAGAACTGCTGCCCATATCGCCGTTACATTGCCCGAAGTATTTAGGTAGCGTAATCCGTCACGACTAAGTAGGGCTATGCTTGGTGCGCCGAATACCCAACCACTGCCTAGCGTGAACGAGTTAGGGCCATTCACTAGAAGTGGGAAGGCTGTATTCGCCAGCGCTGACTGATTGCGCCATGACTGAATCATAAAACTATACCAATTTTGTACGGTACTCGCTACGGTAATGGTAAACGTCTTTGTGCCAGTAGTAACAGTTGCGGTAGTCCCGAAGGTTAGGCCACTTGGCGTTACGTAAGTTCTGTCAATTACATGGTTAATTGGTGTAGCCAGTACACTCGTGGTCAGTAAAATCCCAGTTACACGAATTGGCACGTACCCATCTTTGAAGATGGTGTAGTCAACTGTTATATCAGTAACGCGGGTCTGGGAGAATGTCTCACTCGTTGCGCTGTTGGTTGTGCTGAATAGCTCTGTAGTTGTCGCGGTAGTAAATACTTTTACCTGCGAGCCAGCAGTTAATCCGGTGAATGCTAGTCCTTGCGAGACAACGGGGGCACTCACTGTTATTGCGCCGCCTGTATTATTCGAAGTTATGTAAGTCGTCCCTGCTGGCAGTTGTACCGTAATTGCATAAGCATTTTTATTGCGCAGATCAACTGTGCCAGTAAATGTGCCGGAACTCATATTGTAAGTGCTTGCGGCAGTCGGGGCCATGGAGTAGATTGTAGATCCGCCCATACCCAAAGTATAAGTACCCGCCGCACCGATATTTAACTGCCCACCGTTTACCGTTGGAACAGTAGTAAGTTGTGACCAAGTGCCGCCTGTGTATGTGTAAGCAATCAGCCCAGCTAGTTCAGAGCTTAATGTGTATGACCCCATGCTGATTGAGCCAGCACCGTTTAGCTTATATCCTGTGGTGATTGTAACATTACCTTGTGCGGATAATGCGGGGCTTCCAGCTACACCAGCGCCTGTAAGAGGTGGAGCACTAGCAAGGTTCAAACATGCTTGATATTGGGTGTAGTCGTATAAATACTGAAATGTTTTATCTGCACTGAATGCCGTAATACTTGAGGTTGCGCCCCATGAAACAGTAACCCCAGAATAAGTTTGCGCTGTGGCTTCGTTTGCGCTAGTGGTGATATTCACTGTGCGCTTGGGGTTGGCCTCATCAAATACAAACCCATAATGCCGGGCTTTTGTAACCATTGGGTCGAGCGCTATGCCATCCCAATAGACCTTACCTGTAGTAACAGCAGACTGAACTGAAAAAGTAATCGTAATCTGGCCGTCTGCGCCACTTGAGTTAGTGATTGACTTATCAATCAAGTTCCACACGCCTGCGTTAGCTGACGCTGCTGTATATACAACAGGAGTCAGAATAACACCATTGATAGTGCCTGATAGAGTCATTGTTGGTGCGACAAAACCTGTGCCTGCGTTGTAATAGGCTGAGTCATACTGACAATAACCCACTATACGTACTGTCTCACCATTCGAGACGTTTATAACAGTAGCCTTAGTGAATGAAGTATTGGTTGTGGACGGCTTCATACTCATTGATGAAGTTGATCGTTTAGCCGTGCTATTATTGCGCTCTACGGTTCCGTCTCGATACCACTCTTCTTGCAGGGTAACGTCTGAATTTCTATTTTTTACTATAATGTAGCCAACAGACGAAAGGAGTTTTTGTGATGCTTGATCCAGCATTGCTGGGATTGTGCCCATGGCACAATCAGTAAAGGATGCTTTGCAGCTAGTTGCGTAGGACTGTGTTGCTACTAGGTTTGCAAGTCCACCTCCAAACGACGTCATGTCGCAGTTCCTATAATCTATCTGTATAAAATACGCTACCAATGCTCTTACCACTCTTGCGTTCGTCGCAGTACACACTACCTTTACTGAGTCTATGACGGCCCCTGCGCCAGCCCCTTCGTACGAAGAAACAGAGCCGTTTGAAGAGGTGCATATATACCCACCTGTGATTGTAGTCCCCAGCATACTACGGCTATCTAATGGGTACATTGCAGCGAACATACAGTTGTTAAATTGACAGTAACCACCGTCAAAAAGTGCTTGTGTTGATTCTCCTGCCCCAACTGATAAAATAGCGCAGTTATCAAACTTCAGTCTTGTAGCACAAGAACCGCTGTAGGTGTGTGGGTACAGGCTATATCCAGAGGTGCTCCTATTGACGTAGGCCACGCTCTCCATGTACTTAAACAAGTTCGGCCAAGGGGTATCTGTGTAGTTTGCGTCCTGCCCAAACTCGACACCATAAGTCTCGTAAACGCTACCAACACTATCTACTGAACAATACCCCCATTCGAGTGAAGCCGCGATTGTTGAGGTATTAATCTCCACATAAAATGTGTATGGATAAGTTCTGTTGAATGCGTCGATTGTTACGTTACTGGTAATATTTGATACTGGCGCATTTATCGCGTGGGCATACGTTGTAGCTACTGTTAGCGGGACGGTTGTGCCACCCCCGTAGGTTCCAGCAATAATTCTCACGTCAACAGAGTTACCTGTCGTAGATGTGCTTGGTAGATAAACTTCATCACCTATCTTCCATCCTGTAGCGTCTGCAACAGTGATGCTGGTAGCGCTCGCTGCTACTGCTGAAGCTAGAGTTGTTATTCTCTTCTTGGTAGCCCCGAATATTTTACTGATTGAGCCGGCCTTATACTGGATACCAAATTCATTCTCTTGTAGCGTCGCTGACTTGTTAAGCAATATTTTAGCGGTATATGGCAGAGGTATTGGTGAAGCGAATGAACCCATATCATGCGTAGAGCCCAGCGCGAATATAATTTTACCAACACATGTAAGCTGAGTGGACGCAGATCGACTGTGTGACAATGTACCGTTTACTGTAATGGCAGAGGATGTATCATCCCCCCACTCAAAAGTTCCATTCAATGTGACCACATGGCCTGCTGCAATAGTTACGTTGTCGCCTGTAACAGGGACAACCCCGCCTACCCAAGTTCCAGTGGCAGACGCAAGACCTGTAGCGGCAGATGTTATGGATGCCATTAGCTAACTACCGTTGCGATGATAGGGGTTATGAGTGAGACTGGCATGGGTTATCCTTTATGCGTCAGAGAGTCGTGAGGTAGCTAGATAGCTGCCGTGCAGGACTACTTAAGCAGCCAGCTTTGCAATATCAGCCTTAACTTTAGCCAAGCGCTTCTCAGCGGAATCAGCCTCAGCAAGAACAAGTGCCTTGTTATTCGCTAACAACACAACATCACCAGCTAGTGCTTCGATCTTACTGGTTAGGCTTTCGATCTTGGAATTCAGCTCGGACACTTTAGTTTGCGCAGTTGCTACCGCGTCAGTCTTCATCTTCTCGGCCTTCTCAGCAGCATCAACCAGCTTGCCGGCAACAGCGGTATCAGCAGTCGCAAGAACGTCAGAAGCTTTCTCATTGGCTTTTGCAATAATATCAGCCGCATCAGCCTTTGCTTTCTTAACCTGCTCTTTAACCTTGACCATTTCATCAAGGTTTTCATCGCGCTCTTTCAGCGCAGCATTGGCTTGCAGCTTGTATTCTTTCGCGGCCTGCTCAAGCGAGCCAACCTCATCGAGCACTTTTGCAGCGCCCATCATTGCTTCATATTTCACGGCGGCACGTTTCAGCGTATCGGCAGCTTCTTTGTATTTGCTCATGGGATTTTCCTTATGTTCTCAATGGAGTTGCACGGCGAGCGACAATTGACACAGTGACAGCGGCAGCAGTGCCGGGTATGGTCAGACGCGGTTGAACGTATCGCGTTAATTCAACGATAGACTCAATGTCGTTTGCGGATTTTGAAATTGCAACGCCCTGAATATCAGTAAGCGGCACATAAACCGAGCCATCGTTCGATCCCTCAATGGCAGCAGTAGCGCCACCCCATGAGAGTGACTGGAATAATGCAGTTCGATCCGCCCAAGAGATGCCGATAATCGGCGCGCCAGTAGTATCAGCGGTTGTTAGATTCCAAGAGATTAGAAAGACCGAGCCATCGCCCGATATATCTTTGGTTGTTGGTGCGACAATAGCCATAATAATTTTCCTTCGAAGGGATTAGTCGCTATCACAGCGAGTTGTCCTGATTGTAGTCAGGAGTAATTGAATTGCAAGCGTTATTTAGTAGCCCATTGAACTAACTGAAACCTCGTATTCAGGGATATTTAATTGAAGCAAAGCATCTGGTCTAATAGGCATTGCCCAAGTCAAAGCGAGAGCATCCCCAAAGTCGGGAGACCTAATGCCGCGCTTCTTTGCATCGTCCTTGCTTTCTAGTTTTAGCCGGCCATGGCTGTCATAGCTGTAGCGCAAGCCGCATAAATCAGCCTGCAATGCGTCATCATCAGGAAGTTGAACAGGTGGAGAACTTAGCCATTCCTTCATCAACCCCCACATTTCAGCGCGTTTGTTCACAAACTTTGTCTGGTCAAGCGCCTTCTCGCCAAAGTTTACAGCCCGACACTCTTTGTAATTCAACTCTTTTAGCCTGTCATATACTCCGGCACCAATTCCGCCAACGTCAATAAATACGGCGTCAGGCTTAAACTTCTTGATGGATTGCAGCACAAGACCAACAACCTGCATCGTGTCCTTCCCTTGAACCGTCTCAATTATCTCAACGGTTCTGCCTTGCCTGATTACGATTACAGTCCTGTCCTCACCGAATCTTGCAGGATCAACGCCTATAATCTTGGCTCCATCGGCAACAGCTACCGCCTTTCTTGCTCTTGCTACCATGTCATGCTGAATAAGAGTCTTGTCGTCCGACACGCTAAATGCTTCTGCCGGAGTTGACGGGTACTCTTTCATAAACTGCTTTTCATCAGCCATTTCACTGATTTTCAGCCTACGCCACATCATTTGTTGCTCATCTAAATCATATAGCTCACCGTAAGCGCGATCCTCTTCGCTTAGTACAACACCTTCTGCACGATACTCTTGTTGCCAGTGCCACGGCACAAATATAGCCTGCCATCCTCCGCCACCGACCTCGCCCTGCTGCCATATTTTATGGAATACGTTACCTATCCCGTCTGCCGTAGATTCGAATATAACCTCTGTGCCAGGCAATCTTGGGACGGTCTGCATAATTCCGGCTAAATGTTCCTCGGCGCTCGGCCAGTACGCGACCTCCGAACCAAGTAGATATTGCGCGGTAGCTGACCGGCCTGCACCTCTATTGCCAGCCGTGGCAACTTTATACCCACTATCCAGCTTTGAAAATGATAATTCCTTTGCGTTAGCTGCCCCCAGTGTCGGACGCATATCCTCTGGGTAGTTCTCTAAGTAACGGTTGGTCATACCGAACAGGTTATCGGTTGCGCTCTGCTCGTGAGTCAGTATGTAAGTCTGCTTGCCAAAGTTCATTACAGTTTTCCAGAAGAACCGGCCAGTGACATAGGTTGAGCAACCCTGCTGCCGCCCCTTAAGAATGACAGCGCGAACCATCCCTGTCTCTTTAAGCTGCGCCTCTAGTCTTTCGTGAATATACAACTGTGCTTTATTAAAGCTGAACGGCGAGATTTCGCCAGATTTGTTACGTATCTTCAGGAAGTTTCTGGCGTACTGTTCAAAGTCGCCCTTTAGTACGCGCAGCTTATCTCTTACCGCTAACTCAGATGATGTCACGTAGCAATTCCTCGATCCCTACCGTTATCTTGCCGGAGTGTTCGACCAACTGCTTATCAAGTCCGGCCAACTTCGCCTTCCCCATTGTTGCGGCAACCGCAGCGCTACTTTGTGGAGTCGGGGCAGTCATTGCAACTTGCCGCGCCTCTTCTAGCTCTGCCATAAGTGAATCAACTGTCACGTCATTACGTTTTGCAGCTTGATTCCTTAAAAAATCAAGACGTTCCGTTATATTACCGCCTTGCATTAATTCAAAAGCTTTAACTCGTATTGTTTCATCCTTCATTTTGCTGGCATTATATGACTTACGATACGCCTCGCTTGCATTGCCTAACTCCATGAATGCAAGGCAGAAATTCTCTTGCTTTTGTGTCAGCGCCATTACTCAGCTTCCTTTAATGCAACGGGTAAGTTAGGCAGCGGCATCCAGTGGGATGGCTCATAAGTATCCCCCGAAATATCGCGCCACTGCCCTATTGAATCATCCCACCACAATACGACACGACATAAACAATCTACACACAATATTGAATCACCATCCTTCGGCGCTGTTTCAATAGGTTGCCACGCTGGGGCTACATCAAAATCCAGATACTCACAACCCTCTGTGAGCTTGAGAATGTCTTTACAGGCTATACGCATGGTTAAGCTTTCATCTCCGCACGATAAGCATCGTCTTCTTCAGCTTTTGCGCGTTTCTGGCTCGCAAGGAAGTCATCCATGCTCATGGGGTCTTCCCCATTTGTTTGGGTTTCGATCACATAGCGCTTGTATGCCTGGTCATTCTGAATTGAATTGGCCGCCTTGCGTACCATTCCCGTCCCCATTGGTGCATCTGATGCTTTTGCCATATCGACTCCTAATTTGATTCGTAAATACTTTTGGTTATGCAGCCATTTCCTGTTCGAAAGCCTTCTGTTCTTCTTGCTTCGCCGGTGCGCCCATTTGATTTGTCAGGCTGTCGGCTATTTGCTTGATGATACTCAGCGCCTCATTAATATTTCTTGCAGGAGTTTTGCCCCCTTCCGCGCCTTCTTCACCCTCAAGGCCAACGGTCATTGATCCATCATCACCGATAACCAATTCAATGGTCGTACTGCCAGCTTCAGCCTGTTCTTGTGGTTCTTGTGGTTCTTGTGGCATTCCCTGTGGCATTCCTTGTGGCGCTTGTTGCGGCATGTCCATGATATTTATCCCTTGATTAAATTAATATTCTTCTGCTTGATTGTAGTCACTGCCATTTGTTTTGCAAGCAGTTTCGCCTGTTTTCTCATGCGAATTATTTTAACAAGACACTCTTCGCAACAATGCCTTGTCACATTCTTTTTGGTTGTCGGCAGAAGTCTAAGATCAGACTCTTGCACCCCGCGCTTACACTCCATACAGTAGGCCATATCTACCTCCAAGCTTTCTCAAGGTTTTCTGCCATGCCAGCCTCGGCTTTTAGTGCTGAGTACGCTATCCCGTCCAGCAAGCTATCGGTATGATGCTTTTGGCCGGTGAAGTTGCGCACGTTCTTTAGCAACTCCATCAGCAGCCATCCTTCCGACTCCCTGATGCTGTGGCCGGTGATGATGTTGAATGCCTGCACCGCCTTACCCATACTTCTTTCGCCATCTGCTTTGTCGTATTGCTTTCCGCGCTCCTGCATTACTTCGGCAGCTTGAATCAGTAAACTGTCAGCCTTCATCGTTCTAATCCCTTCACCAGTGAAATTACGTCGCTCAATCCCTCAACTACAAATAAACTACCCTTCCATTCATCATGGAATTTTTGCTCATCCTTTGTTAGTGATCTGGCGCTTTTAACCTTTGCACCGTCTTTTACTTCAACGAGTACGGATTTTTTATTAAGG